TAGGTATGTGTATAGGAGTAGGTATAAGATACTACTACTACATTGCGCTATGTATCTTGAAGTACCACTCCTAGGGAAGCCAACGAGTTCCCTTAGAAGGGTACGCTAATTGCTAAACAGAGGGGGTCAGTGAAAGCCCCACAGCACTAAGTCTGTAGAGCGTTTTCAAACACTAACTCACTAAATCCAAGAGTTATACCCGACCTTTTCACCAGAAGTGTTAAGGTGATTCATGAATTTATCTAACTCTTTGTCCATGAGTTCCCCATGTCTCTCTAGCATCATCTCGTCTGCATCACTAGCCATTTGCTCTACCCAGTAGGCTGTAGCCATTGCTAGGGCATCTAAACGGTCATCATGGGCTAATGCCCCACGATCTTTAGTTATCCTAGTCATCTGGTAGAACAGGCTATAGCGTTGTGCTATGTCATTGGGATACTTCTGGATTGAGTCGTAGTCTTTCTGTATGACTTCCTTATCGAACACTAGCTTGTGCTGATTCATAACTGGCTCAAGAGTGTCAATGATTCTTAACTCTTTCTGTTTGCTATGTCTGACTTCTTCCAAGGTCACAGGGTATGCTTTAGAAAAGTAAGGTTTGATAAGTTCACTGAACATACCATCACCGAAGTTACTCTCCACCAGCACATAGTTCACCTTGTTCTTCTTAGCTATAGCTACTAAAGACTCTAACGTCTGCCCTGAGTAACCACCTTCTACACCACCTGCATCTGGACAGTATAGATAGCCATTAAGCATCTTAAGGACTGCATAAGAGGTCTCGTCACTACCACGTCCAGAGGGGTCAATCGCCATGACTGAACCTGAGTAATCTACCCAGTCACCAGTAAGCTTAAATGGCTCGTAGAAGCGGTCTCCACGCATCCCTAAGTTGGGTATATCTTTGACTTCAAGGTGGCTTAGAGTACCGTGTATTGGCTTCTCAGGAGCCTTAGAGACATCCACAGACATGACTATTAAATCCTTAAGCTTCAAGGGGTGTCTGTCTGCATCGCTTAAGCTTGTGTCTAGCTGGAACTGTAGGGCATAGCCAGAGCGTCCATAGGATAACTCACGTTCTAGTAAGTCTTCCTCATCGAATCTCATGGGGTCTGTAGGGTTCCATTCGATACTAGGGTCTGCCTCAAGTTCTAGCATAAGACTAGGGGCTATACGATCACCGTACCTGTTCACTTGGTCTGCTTTAGGATAACGGGAGGGCCATATACGAGTTACGTATCCTTTGTCCTGTAAGGCATCATATAGAGACTCTTCGGTCTGAGGAGTCCCAAGGTAGATGATCTTAGAGGTGTCTAAAGGTTTAAGTACGGCATCGAACTCAGTTACTAGAGTCGTTAGCTTCTCTCGCATCTGCTGTGTTTGAGAGTTATTAGGAACCTCAATGTCATCTGCGATTATAAGGTCTGCGCGAGAGCCTGTAAGCTGTCCCGTAATACCCACCGATTTGACACTAGGACTGTGTGAGGCCATAGCACCTTGAACATTAAAGGCTATTCTGCTCCATAGTTGGTCTTTGTCGGGGATAAGATGGGCCAGTAGTGGCATCTCCATAATGAGTCTTTGAGTAAACATTGAGAACGCATCCGCACGTTCCTTACTCGCTGATACCACCATGATCTTTAAGTCAGGGTCTAACATCAAACGCCACACCACATAAGCACTCGTAATGTAGGACTTACCTACACCTCGAAAGGCTTGGATGATGGAACGCTTAGGGCTAGTCTGAAGGTAGTCTGCAAGGTCGTATTGAACCTTGGTGGGTACTGGTAGGTTTAGTTGCTTCCATACTAGGTACAAGAAGTTTCTAAAGTCCTTTAGAGGGTGCTTACCTGTCTCCATTCGGGTTGCTCCTCTTTTTATCTTTTCTTAATAGTTAAAGCTGCTGATTTAAAATTATTAGAAGTTGGCGCATCTTTTGAACCCACTTTTCTCATGGTCTCTTTAGAACCATTTTTAATACGCTTACGTTTAGCGTGAATGTTGGAATACAATCCCACGGTTATCTCCTACCATTTTGATTTGTTGGCCCAGTAAGCTGCACTTGTCTTACCTTTGGCGATATTTAAACTGTGCCTAGCTTTAAAAGATTTACGTTTTGCTACCATTGCTGCCGACTCTCCAGCTTTAGGCGCACCTGCTGTACTCGCACCTTTCTCTCCAAACCGAATCATACGGTCTTTGCCTTTATCTTTGATGATAACGACATGCGACTTCTTGCCCTTGGCAGATGCTTTTGGCTTATTGTAGCCAGAGAATGTTTCACCTCTGTACTTTATAGACATAACTGAGTTCCTACCTAGTGTGCTAGAGCGTCTTGAAGACTCTCAGAGTTAAATGGTAAAGAACCCATTAAGCCGTCTAAAGGAGACCCTTGGACTGGCAAAGCATCTATGTTGTTGTCTTTAAGAAACTTAATAGCATTACTTATGTCTGCTGGTTTAGCATCTCCTGACTGCACACGGTCTAGTAGCTCTTGGGCTACAGCACAGTGTAAAGTAGAGAGCATTTTGTCTACGCTAGTATCCATTTTTACCTTTCCTCCATCCTCGGTTCTTAGTCTTTGATTGGATTGATAAGTTGTTAGGGGAGTTGTTAGTAGGGTTACGGTCTTTATGATCTACATCTTTACCGTCACCTTTCTTAACTGTTCCTTTCTTGATGAGTAACTGTCTTGCTTGGTTACGCGAAGACCTACGCTTACGTTGTTCGGGTTTACTGTGGTACGTAGCGTATTCGTGTTTGTAATCTCTAGCCATGTTTAAGCGAGTCCTTTAGATTTCTCAAAGGTGCGTAATCCACCTAAGCCTAGTAAGGCCATAACGAGGGTTGTGAGTTCTGCTGCTTGGATAGAGGGTAGTTCTGCGGGGAGTAATGAATAGGCGTTGATGAGGCCAGCGAAGGGGAGTATTAGGAATTGGTAGCCCAATCCTATAGCACATACCCAACCTATAGCTGGTCGCCAACCTGCCACAAATACAGACTTATGTTTGGCTTCTTCTATGTTAGCCATTGCCTGTAAAATGTGGGGTTTTTGAAGAGCCTCAGTGATTCTAAGACTAGCTATAGCCTTCTCTTCGTCCGAGGTAAATAAATCATCAAGCCCACCCATGACTCCCTCTGCAATACCTGCAAAGGGGTTTAAGTTCATGTGTATGGGTTCCTGTGTGTAGTGTTTAACTTCGCATCATAAAGGCTGCACCTGTTACCAAGGCAGCTATTAGTAAGCGTATAAACCACTCATTAGCACCACCAGTTTTAGCTGCTAGAGCTAACTGTATGGCGTGTGTGTCCAGTTCTTCGCTGTGCTTATTTAAACGAGCATCCTGCGTGTTATTGTGTAGTAATAGACCAGCTATCTTAGTGTCTATCTCTACAAGCTTTACCATCGCATCCGCTAGTTTATCTATCTTAGCTTCCAGCCTGTCGAATCTAGCAGTAGCTTCCATGTTTATCATTCCTTTAGACGATATTTGCTCTAGCTTCTGCCCTAGCTGTAGTCACATCGGCTGGCACTGCTACTGCTGTCTCAGCATGGCGTGTGATGTACCAATCTGTGAAAGCTAGGTAGGCTTGGCTGGTTGCGTTAGTCTCTGATTGAGTGTTAGCTGCTATCTCTGCATCAGTGAACTCAGGGGCAGGAGTATTACCTGCTTCTATCCATGCGAGTACATCAGCGCAGTCTCGGTTAGCAGGGTCATTGGGTACTGACATAGTGCCGTTGACTAGGTAGCCAGAGTCTTGTGTTTTGCAGGACGTTATCCATGCTGTTGAATTTTCCATGTTATAGCTCCGCATTTATATCTATGACATTAGCACCACCTGAGTGAACCCATGTGGCATCTCCTGCTGTGTGACCTGCTCCATTAATGCTAGCAAATCTAAAGTTATTTTTGGAAATAGTAGAACTCGGTACAAGCATTGTTCCGTGGTTAGAAGGGTAATCAGCACCAGTAGTAAGAAAAGAAAATCCAGCTTCTGAACACGTTGGCATAGTAATAGAGGGTATAGCTCGTTTTTCCGTAAAATTCATACACGCAATACAGTGAGTAGCCGCATACGCTGAACCTATGGCGACAACTGCTGAAGTTGTAAAAGACATTCTCTCAAAGTACCGCTGACACAGCGCCAACTCTTCACCATAGCTGCGGTGTTCAAAGTCAGTGGCTACGGAGCCTACTTCAATTTGAAATCCAGTAAGTTGCCAAGTTGCACCATTTGTTGCCATTAAATTTGTATGAGCGGCTCTTCCTTGACCATTTGATACAGCAGCCCATGTATTATCAACTCCAGTGTCAAACCCAGCACCAAACCCTAAACCAAATATCAGATACCAAGCTGTCCCATTAGTTGCACTAACACTACCACCTAAAATGGATGTTGGCCCAGCTACAGTAAATGTTTTATATTCCCATGTATTGGCAGAACTAATTGTGTAGGGTTGAGTATACGACATACCATTAACACCTGTTCTAAGGCTAAACCCGTATGTACCAGTAACAGAACTCTTTACCCAAAATTGAACTGTGGCGGGTTTTGCCTCTGATGTCCCCCATTTCAACCTATTCCAATCATACCCTTCAACACCTTGCGTTGGGCAGAGCCTTTGATTTGAAGCAAGAACTGAATCTGCTGTTGTCACTGTAACTTTTTGAGAATATACAAGTCCTGATGCAGCTGGCGCATCTGCAATTTGCTCGTATGTTACAGCTCCATCAGTTCCTTCTGCACAGAACCAGTTACCATCGACACTCCGTATAAAACCACCAGTGTTAGGAGAACCTAACGTATTTCTCTGATCTACTTGCATACCACCATTAATAATAAGGTTCTTCCCGCCACCACTGACACCAATAGCGTTAAGGTCAGCCTTAGTCTGGTCTGCTGTAGCGCCTACCTCAACTGTGCTGAGTGCTGCTATGTTTCTTGCTTTAGACATTGGCTATTCTCCTATTCTGGGGCTGCGGCTGCTTGTGCTGCTGCGTAAGCTGATACAACAGCATCGGTATGTACTGCTGCACAGATAGCAATTACCTTGGCATCTTCACCTGTCGTGTCACAATCTGGTGTGCAGACATGACGATGGAAAGATGAGGAGAGTGCTACACCATCTTCAAGTATTCGGGTTGCTGTGCGTACTTGTACTGTGCCGTTCTCTAAGACTTCGATCTTGTCTACGATTGTTTCTTTAGTTAGTGCCATGTTACTTCTCCACTAGCAATTCCATGCTAGATAATTAGGTTATGAGTTTGTTATATAGCTTCCAGCGACCATCACATATCTATGACTTCCAGCAGAATAAGTAGCTGTAATTGTTCCACCATCATTTACAAAAAGTAATGTGTGAGAGCTAGCCCCTACGTACCCTCCCGTTGAAAGGGGAGTCGCGTTGTTATGTCCTGAGTAGAAAGGATTGTATAGGCTATTAACAGCGAATGGTAAGCCTGTTATATTTGCTTGTACTGCGGTAAGAGTTGCGGCATGAGAGTAATACTGGAAAAATACCCTATTGCCAATTTTCTGATAATATCCTGTGGTATCGGCAACCGAACTTGCTCCGTTAATATTAGCAGTCCAAGTACCCTCTTCATAATCATCTAGCGCATTAGCTGCTGCTGTGTCTCCGTGGAATGAGATGCCACCACCTGCTTGGATTCTCACCTTCTCAGAACCACCAACTAGCCACCTGTAACCAGCAGGGCCACTGTGAGTTAAATCAGCAGAGGCTACAGCAGTGTTTACGCCTATCTTGTATTCTTTTTGTGCGCCAGAAACATTTCCGTCAATTATGAAACCTGCGTCTTCATTCGTTGCTGTATTTCTTGCACGTATAAAGACATTATTTGAACTTGCAGATGCAGCGGTAACGTCTAAAGAAACTGTAGCTGCAGGTGCTGCGCCAATACCTACGCTGCCACCTAAAGGCTGTAAGTTAAGGTTATAAAATGTTGAACCGTCATCAGCGTAGGCTTGAATTCCTTTACCGCCATTACCATAACCAAAGAAATCTAACTTACCACCTGTGTTATCTTGGAAGCGAACTTGCTCAGTTATGTCGGAAGCGTATGTTGAAGATACATTTAATTTATTAGCCGTAGTAGTTCCCGTAAAACTGGGACTAGCCAAGGGAGCCTTAGCAGCCAACAACGCATTAGCCTGAGACTTCGTATAGTGGTCTGCAACAGTGAATGACTTGAAAGCTACAACTACTAGCTCACTGCCTGTAGTTGCGCCTGCACCTAGCACAATAGACGAGCCATTAGTTGCTGTGTAGTCAGAAGCGTCAAGCGTTATTCCATTGAGCAATACAAGTATATTGGTGGCGGTGTAGGTAAGGGTTACAGAGTTAGCGTCTGAGCCTGTGAATGTTGTTTGGTTATTGGTAGCAATGTACTTGTACGTCAGCAATGAAGCAGTTCCAGAAGAACTTGCCGCTATCCAAGCAGAGCCATCGTATACCTTCATGCCATTAGCAGAAGTGTCAAAATACAAAGCACCTTGAACCAAGGCATTACCATCGTTGTCTTGATTTGGCGCAGAAGATTTAGCACCTAAGTAGCGATCATCAAATGAGTCTAGTGCTGTTGCTGCTGCTGCGGCTGAGTTAGCTGCGGCTGTTGCTGAGGCAGATGATTCATTACGTTTTGTAGTGGCTGTAGAGGCACTAGAGGCGGCTGCGGTCGCTGAGTTGCCAGAGGCCGTAGCTGAGTTTGCAGAAGCCGTGGCAGAGTTAGCTGATGCCGTAGCTGAGTTACCAGAAGCCGTAGCTGAGTTACCAGAAGCCGTAGCTGAGTTACCGCTTGCTGTTGCTGAGTTACCAGAAGCCGTAGCTGAGTTAGTTGCTGCTGTAGCCTTAGTAGTTGCAAGTTCTGCTTTTGTATTCGCGGTAGAGGCAGAGGCGGTAGATTCATTAGCTTTGGTAGTAGCAGTAGATGCTGAGTTACCCGAAGAAGTGGCACTGTTGGCTGAAGCTGTGGCTGAGTTAGCTGAAGCAGTGGCACTATTAGCTGAAGCAGTGGCACTATTAGCTGAAGCTGTAGCTGAGTTTCCACTAGCTGTTGCACTGTTTGCTGCTGCTGTGGTTGAACTAGCTGCTTGACCTGCTTTAGTCGTTGATATAGCTGCCTGAGCAGCAGATGTATTCTTACTTGCTAAAGACGCTGTAGCACTATTAGCTGCTGCTGTTGCACTATTAGCTGCTGCGGTGGCTGAGTTACCAGCACCAGATGCAGAAGAAGAAGCTGCCGTTGCAGAGTTAGCACTAGCTGTAGCGGAAGAACTAGCCTCAGAAGCCTTAGTAGTCGCAATGTTTACTTGTGATGTACTAGCTGTCTCTGACCAGTTTTTAGTGGCAGCATCTTGCGCGTTTACAGGGTTAGCTACGTTCTTAATAACTCGACTTTGCGCGTCAAACTTACCATCTGCTGCTTTAGAGATGGATGCTTCCGCAGTGTCTATGGCTTCTTGAGCCGCCTGAAAGACCTGAATGTTTGAGTTATCAAGGTCAGCTTCAGTAAGAATAGCACCGTTGGTGAAATCCACCGCCCGTGTAGTAATAACCGTAGTACGATTAATACGCACAATGGTGCCACTGGTAGGTGCGGTAGATAAAGAAATGGTACTGGATGATGCAAAAGTAAATGATGTGGATGTACCGCCAACAAAGACAGTGACATCCGCTTGTCGTGTGTAAGCAAAAGGAATGGAGAAAGTAGTTGTACTTCCATTCGCAGTGTACTCAATATAGCTATTAGCCATAGTTGTTAATCTCCAAATTTTGCGGCAATAGCGTTTAAGCCAGCCTTTGTATATGCCTGATTAATTATAGGCAGCATGTGTATAACTGACCTGTATTCTTGTTCTGTCATTTTCCCATCAGAGAATAGCCCGTGTGCCAAGTGTCCTATTCCGTCAAGATAACCAGCTAAAGGATGAGAAACCAAGCCTGACCCAAAGCCTCTTTCGGCCTTATCTTTCACTTGAGTAATCATACCCATGACACCAAAGGCTCCCGTATATCCGACCATGTTTTCAATTATACTCAAGGGGTCTAAATGCTTTTCTAGGTATTCTCTTTGATCTGAACGACCATCTGAAGATATATGTGTACGTGCAGTAGTCACAAGGCTTGCTAAAAGCATTTGCCCCATAACAACATAAGCAGCTTCAACACCCATACCGTTCGTAGCCCTTCGATTCATACGAGCAAACTGTTGCTCTTGAGAGGCCACTGCGAAGCTTAAAAACTGACCAATAGTAGAACCTATTTGTCCTCTTAACACGCTGTTAGTAGCACCTAAGTCGGTCTCTTGGACGTTGTTACGAACCTCTATAGACACATGGTTAGTAAAGGCATCTTGAGCCTCTACATCATCCCATTTGCTATAGCCCATAACTCGCTTACCGTCACCGTGTCTTTTGATCTGTACTTGGATTCGGTCATACATGGCATCTGTAATACCTGTGTCCTGACGCATGGCTTTAGGTATGTCACCATCCATCCATTTCTGACGCATTACAGCAGCGTTAAACCTCTGTAGAAAGTCAGTAACTGGGGTAAGCCCTGAGATAACACCCTGAACTTGCCTAGCTTTTTGCCACCAAGGATCCATATGTTCAACCATGCCGCCAATCTCATCCATACGAGTTGATGCCGAACCTGTTAAACCATGAGTACCTAATCCTGTAGCATCAATAATACTCTGCATATCATTGTTAGATACTTCCCCATTACGTGCAGCTTTTAGCCAATCTTTGTACTGCGGAGCAACCTTAAAGATAACCCCAAGACCTCCATAAGCAATGATATTTGCAGTCTCAATGACGCTCATCATTCCAAAGTATCCTGAGTAGGCTAAGTAGGTAAAGTTACGACCCAGCTGTAAGCCTTTGGTCTTGTTCTTTTTTAAACCTAAAGATGTGTCCTCTATTAGTTCAGAACCTTGGAGACCTTTAATAAGCTGCCTTATCATTTTAATATCATCAGCCGTTTTTAGAGGGTCTATGCCATTGTCTGCTCCCCATTTATCAATCTTTTTAATGGCATCTTCCATAGTGTCCATACCGTCACCGTCAATACCATTTCTGGCAAATCCAATGTGTCGGCCTGATTTAAAAGCATAGCTTTGAACTACATCAGACATATTATTATTAAGCATTTCACTGACTGACATGGTTAAACCATCAGCAGTAAATTTAGTCTCATAATCCATATCTAGACGCTGGCGCATGTTAGTATCTGGCACTCTTTGGTTTCCCTTAGAGGAAGCCATTTTTGAAGCCATACCTACATCAATCTCAGCTTCAGTCATACCCCCGTCTACAAGAAACTTACGTAATGCAGTGCTGTCCTCAAGGATGTCTTCTAGTCTATTAGCTGTAACACCAGTGTCTAAAGAAGATACTTTTTGAATAAACAAGCGACTAAGGCGTACAGAGAAAGCTAAGTCCCAACCGTTTTTAGCAGCTATAGATTGACCAAAAACCTTACTGACTTTGGTTCCCCCATGCTCATTCACTACGGCACGTAATTTACCTGAATCCCATTGGGTCGGGACGTAGTTACGGTCGTACTGTGTTTCTTTAGCACCTATGACCCTGTAACGCTTTTTCTGCTCTAAAAGGTCTTTGAATACTTCACGCGCATTGTCTGCGGCTAGCTGGATTTCTTTAGGAGAGTCCGCATATACGGAGTCATTACGGACTGCCCTAGTTACTAACCCTTCAAACTCTTCATGCGCCCTTATGCTTAGGCGACCATACTTAGTGTTCTGCCGCCACTTGTTAAAGTTAGGTCTGTGAACCCTAGCTAACTTAGCCCTAGCACTACGAGTAATACGTGTCTGAATACTTGAAGTAGACTGTATGTTGGTACTGGATTTATTGTTTACCCTGTTGTCCTGAACTAAGATTCTACTTATGTTACGGACAAGTGGGTTATCAGAACTACGTAAGGCAGCACCTTCAGATAGCAAGTTGCTTATCCAGTTAGTGCCAATAATAGTTTTACCTTGTTCTGGTGAATCTATCTCATCAATACGTTGAGGTGCGTGTACAGGCTGTGGGGCTTCTAAAGACATTTGAATATCAGGGTCTTTAAGATCACCACCTGCTAACACAGTGGCAGCTTTTTCATGCTCTCTTAAGTCATCTGCATGTTTTGCATACTTATGGACAAAGGAACCCATACCACCAGCGAACACTGCTGAAAAAGCAGTATCTACAAGCACGTCATTTATTGTGTAATCAGGTAAAACATTGCTGGCATAAAGACTCTCTAAGCCTCCCTGTGCGCCATACACTGCGCCCATTTTACCTACTGTACGCATCCTAGTAGTGCCTGTGGTTGCTTTGTTCACGGCATTAGCTAAAGTGCCTATACCTTTACCCACGTTGGTCAGTCCCTTAACTCCTGATAACCAACCACCCGCGAGAGGTATTGCAGCCAGTGCCGCGTTTTCTTCGGTCAGCATACCAGCACCAAACATTGCCACTATTGTTAGAGCAGGGGAGTCACCAAAGTTCTCAGCCATGATTTTCTGGTTGTTCTGAGTCTGTGATACCTGCTCCATCATCTGCTTTAAAGACCCCTCTGATTCTGCTCCAAACATATAGTCGTGGAACTCTTCAGGGGTGTCGTCAAAGTAGGTTTTCATCACTCTGTCATCAAACCTAAACTCAGGGTCGTACTCATTATCTACAGCCATTTGACGTGCGGCTAGTTCTACTAACGAACCGCCCTCATCTCTAAAGGCTCCGAAAGAGTCTGTGAACCCAAAGTTATCAGGCTTGTCTATAAAGGCATTAACATTGGGGTCAAATACCTTACCGTTCTCTGTGGCTTGCCTAATGACCATTGAGGGGTCTTTGGGTGCTACAGAGTCTGAAGTAAAGACCGAAGTAAATTCTTCTATTGTTTCCATTGTTAATATCCTTTATCGTGCCGAAGTTCTACCGCTGTCTTGTCGTTTAAGATCAGCGTTTGCGTCTGCTTGTTTGACATCTCTTTCCTGTCTATCTGCTAGGCCGTAGAAGGAATCCAAGTGAAGAGGGGCTACTGGGAGGACTCGACCTGCTTGGTCAACTACCCAAAAGGTTTTACCTCTACCAGTGTGTCGAAGGGTTATCTGCTCAGATTCAAAAGCACCTGCGCCAAAAGATTGTATAGATTCTTTAATGTATGCTTGAGCGTCCTCTTG